TGAGTATTTAAATCAATCTATTGAAGCTGCAACAAGCCAAGGCATAATTCCTGAAACAACAATTAACGTAACTGTTGAAGGCAACGTAACATCTGCTGAAGATTTGGCTGAGGTCATCACAGACATTCAATACAACTATCAAAAAACAGGCAAGGGCTTACTGCTCAGCAGTAGGGCGATTTAATGCCAGCACCAACGCTGCGTGTCTTTGTTGACTTTGATAGCGATACCGCTTTTGAGATTAACCCTTTAATCTTAGGTAGCGCAACTGAAGGTATACTAGGCACAAATACCCTTGGCTCAGGCACGTTGCCAATTGAGATAACAGACCTAGTAACTAGAGTTTCTATTAGGCGTGGGCGCAATCGTTTAACATCCCAGTTTGAAGCTGGCACAGCCAATGTAACGCTTTATGATCAAACGGGTGATTGGAATCCTACTAACCCAGCCAGTATCTACTATCCAAACCTTGTTCCGCTAAGACAAATCATTATCTATGCTACCTACAACAGCCAAGATTACTTCTTGTTCTCAGGATTTATTAACACTTACGACACAGGATTTAGACAAGGCAACGATGAACTAAGCACAGTTACCCTGCGCTGCGTAGATGGCTTTAAGTTGCTGGCAGGTTCAGGCATAACAACTGTTACAGGCTCAGGGGTGCAAACTTCAGGGGCTAGAGTAAATGCCATCTTGGATGAAATTGAATGGCCTTTAAGCTTGCGTAACGTAGACACAGGCGATTCAACCCTTCAGGCAGACCCAGGCACAGACAGGGATGCCCTTCAGGCGCTCTTTAACGTGGAACAGAGCGAGTTTGGCGGTATCTTCCTAGATGCCAATGGCAAGGTTGATTTTGTAAGCCGTAATGCCCTTATAGCCACGCCAGCGTTCCCGGTCTATGAGTTTAGTGATCAAGGCACGGACATTTCATACACTAATGCCGTAGTTGCCTTTGATGATACAAACTTGATAAATGACGTAACTATTACACGCTTAGGTGGCACAGCTCAGAATGTGTTTGACCAGCCTTCCATTGATAAGTTCTTCTTGCATTCAGGCCAGCGGTCGGACATCTTGGTACAAACCAACGCTGAGGCTTTAGACCAGGCTAAAGGCATCCTAGCCACACGCAAAGACCCTGAAATACGCATAGATAGCATTCAGCTAAATCTCTATGACGATGCCAACCCCAATAAGCCATTGGCAGGGGTAGATATAGAATTGCTTGATGGAGTAACAGTTACCAAGACCACCCCAGGCTCTACCAGCGTTGTGCAATCAAGCCTGGTAAACGCCATCCATCACGACATTACCAAGTCATCATGGATGACTACCCTATACACAACCGAACCACTATTAGCAGGCTTTGTCCTAGATTCCGATGTATCGGGTATACTAGGTGAAGACGTGCTGAGCTACTAAGGAGAACAAATGGCAGGCGCAGGATATAAGTTGTTCAATACCGGGGATGTGCTTACCGCAGCCCAGGTCAATACGTATTTGAATGAGCAAACAGTTATGGTGTTTGCAAGCTCAGCAGCTCGCACTAGCGCGCTAAGCGGTGTATTAGCTGAAGGAATGGTCAGTTATCTGCAAGATACCAATGCAGTTGAAGTTTACAATGGATCAGCATGGGTAGGCGTTAGCGGTGCTGGAGATGTAACTGAAGTGCAAGCTGGTACAGGTATATCGGTTGCTAGTGGTACTGGCCCGGTACCAATCGTTACCAGCACAGTAGCTACAACATTTGATGCTAAAGGTGATCTAGTTGTTGGCACAGGTGCAGACACATTTGCCAAGCTTACAGTTGGCGGCACAAATGGACACACATTGCAGGTTGATTCTTCAACTGCAACAGGATTGAAGTGGGCGGCTGCTGCTGCTGCTACACCAACATTGGTAGGCGCATCGGTATCTTTTAATAGTGCTTTCGTACCGCAAACGATTGCTAATAATACTGCAACAAAATTAAACTTTGCTTATGAGTTTTTTGATACTGATGCATTTCACGACAACTCTACAAATAATACGCGCCTTACTGTTCCATCAGGAAAAGGTGGATATTATTTTATAAGATGTAATGCCGAGTTTGCGGCTAATGCCACAGGAACAAGAATTATGGATTTTTACAAAAACAATGTAATTATCGCAAGAAATCAATCACCTGCTGGGTCTTTATCAATGCAGTTGAATTATGTATTAAATCTAGTGGCAACTGATTATATCGAAGTAGTAGTAACACAATCAAGCGGTGGCAATTTGGACATTTATCAAAGCACAGATAGTGCCGCCTTTACTATGTATCAAATTGGAGTTTAGTATGTGGGAAAAAATTATTGCAGTTTATCCAGAATTAACTGATGATGATTTTATTGGTCGCAACGCTGTAATTGAATTGCGCGATGATGGCGATGGAGTGCCTTATATCTATCGCTGGGATTATTCCAAGCCGATCCCTGAAGGGCTTACGCTAGGCAAGCCCTTAGCATAATCTTGAGGGATTGTGCTAAATAACTAATATGCCTAAACTATGCAAAGCTGGTCAGCAATTACGCGAGCAAATAGATGATGCGTTCCCCGATAGAAGTAGAACTTCACCAGAGGGGTGGCTCGGTGATCAACGTCATGCAGCGCGTAAGTCCGATCACAATCCAACTGCTGAAGGCATTGTACGTGCCATTGACATTAACGCTAATCTGCAAACCAACCCAGCCGAAGCATTTGATTTGGCGGATCAGTTACGGCTACTTGCCAGAACTGATAAGAGAATCAGCTACATTATCTTCAACAGCAAGATTGCCAGTTGGAAGAAGAACTACAAGTGGAGAAAGTACACAGGCATAAATCCACATAAGACACACATTCATATTAGCTTTACTGCTAAGGGCGATACAGATGGCAGTATGTTTGAAATCCCTATATTGACAGGAGAGCCCTTAAATGGAGCAAGCAAAAGCAGTAGCAGCAAGTTGGGCAAGAAGCTTCTTAGCCGCCGGAATAGCAACCTATTTGGCAGTAGGCTGGGATGCACCTGCAATTGTCAATGCAGCGTTAGTAGCAAGCCTTCCAGTTATTCTACGTTGGTTAAACCCTAACGATACGGCGTTTGGTCGGCGTTGAGCCCGGCTGAATGGGCAGGCTTTGTAGCTGCCATCCTTTCTTGTTGTGCCTTAATTGTCGGTGGACTTAGATACATTATTAGACATGAAGTGCCATCAATACTTGAGGCATCAAATATCGTGTCGCGCATAGATAAACTTGAATCAATGGTCTTAGAATTGCTTACTCATGAGCGCAAGAAAAATATCAAAAAGCGAACAAGCCGCTAAGCGTAAGCGGAAAGAAGCCGCTGCGCGTAGAACAAAGGCTGACATTCTGCTACCCATAGATATTTGGGCTGCATCTATTGTTGAATGTTTTGAAGCCTTAGTTCGTGCTGGATATGGTGAAGATAGGGCGCGCTGGTATATTGAAGAACAGCTGCGCTTACCCGATTGGGTAATAGAGAATCCTAATCATTCTCCATACGAAGATGAAGATGAGGATGAAGATTAAGCGAATTGTAGTCATATCCGATCTACAAGTACCTTTTCACGATAAGAAAGCAGTTAAGAATGTCGCACAATTCATCAGGAAATACAAACCTGATGACGTTCTATGTGTGGGCGATGAGATTGACTTCCAAACAATTAGCCGATGGTCAACCGGTAGGGATGAGTGGTCGGGAAGCATTGGTAGAGATCGTGATGAAACTGTCCGAGTTCTCGCCGAGCTTCAGGTTAGACACCTCAGCCGAAGCAATCACGGGGCAAGACTTTACAATTCACTAAGCAAGCGCCTGCCTGGGCTGATTGGTCTGCCTGAATTGACCATAGAGAAGTTTCTACACCTAGATGATTTAGGCATCACATACCACAGCAAGCCATACCAGTTTCACGATGGCTGGGTAATGGTGCATGGTGATGAGCAGAGCATCAAGCCACAAGGGGGTTTAACGGCCCTAGAATCGGCTAAAAGGCATGGTTTATCGGTGGTCTGTGGTCATACCCATAGACAGGGGATTTCAAGCTTTACAACGGCATCTGGGGGCGTTTTAAGGGGTGTTCTCACAGGCTTTGAAGTTGGACATTTGATGGATGAGAGCCAAGCCTATTACACACGCGGAACATTTAACTGGCAAAAAGGTTTTGGAATCATCTACATAGACAGAAAACGTGTCCAGCCAGTAGCCATACCTATAGAAAGAGATGGCAGCTTCTTGGTTGAAGGCAAGAGATATGGTTGAGGATGTTTTCCCAATCCATAGAACCATTGATGATCACATGGATAACTTTGACGGCGTGTCGTATATTGACAAATAGCATATAGACCCTTCAAAATAGGATTTGAAATCCTATTTGAAAGGGGTTTAGGGCATGGCGATTAGATATGATCGTAAATCGGGTGCGTATACCGATGGCAAGCACTTTGTGCGAGCTTCATTTATACGCGATTTCGCTAAGAAAAAACTCGGCATGAGCCAAGAGCGCGGCAGAATTAGCCGTGAAGTTTTGGCTGCCTATTTTCTTGATGTACATGGGGTGAGCGATGATGTTGAATGATATTCGTTTAGTTGAGTTGGCACTGTATTGTTTTTTATTTGTTTTAGGTGCATACACAATCGGTGTATACATTAAGGAGAAGGGCTACAAGGAAGGTTGGGCAGATGGGTACAGACGGGGCAAATCAGTTGCGAGCGAAAGATATATTGACTAATGCTGCTGACACGATCATTAACAGAGGGGCAACGCATGGTCATTACGACCACACTATGCTACGAACGGCAAAACTGTGGGAATCCTATTTCGAAAGACCAATTGAGCCGATGGACATTGCAATCTGTATGGCATTGGTCAAGCTCGCGAGAATCATGGAAACTAAATCAAATCACGATTCTTGGGTGGATGCCGTTGCCTACTTCGCAATTGCCGGAGAACTCGCGGTCAAAGATTGGAATGATCTTAATGCTTTCTAGATCACCTAAAGGAACTTGGTGTGATTACTGCAAAAACAGGCATGGCACTAGCAGTTTGCTTGGACAAATGCAAGCTGTTTGGCAGATTACTAGCAAGCGATACGGAAAGTTAATTGTCAGGCATTACTGCCAATCTTGTGCTAATGAAGTCCAGGCATGGCCTGATGGCACAACTTGGACTTTAAAGGAACAAATTGACTATGCAAAAGGAGAAACCCTAGATGTTTAATTTAGAAAATTACGAGGATGTAGATACGAGGATACATAAATTTTATGAAGCAAACCCAGATGGAGCAATCATTACAGAAATGGTTTCAAATGAAGAGGAAAAAGGAATTGTCATCTTTAAGGCATACGCATACCGCACCTATCTTGATACTGCTCCTTCCTCTGTGGGTTATGCGCGTGGTGCTCGCAAGGATCGTGGTGTGGATCGTGATTTTTGGCTTGAGAATTGCGAGAGCTCTAGCATTGGAAGATGCTTGGCAAATCTCGGATTATCTGCTAAAGGAAAGCGCCCAAGCTCTTTGGAAATGGCAAGGGTTAATGACGTTAAAGCAAGCCCTGAACCCATACGTGTACGCACAAAAGAACACAAGGAGTTCTTAGATGCTAACAACAAGGAAACTGAAATCATCTGGGATACAACGATTGAGCCACCGGCTGACTATGAACCCGTATTTGAGAATGCAGTTGCTCTTGTTACTGAGAAGTTATCTGCCCACCCTGTTCCAATGTGTAAGCATGGCGCTCGTGTCTTGCGTGAAGGTACTGGCAAAAATGGTGCTTATCGTGGTTGGGGTTGCTTACTTCCTATGAGGCAAAAAGCTGAACAATGTAAAGCAATATGGATGATGCTTGGTAAGGATGGAACATGGTCATTTAGACCTGAAGATGAAGAATTGTTAGTGGGGTGATGAGAATGTTAGTGCTAGATAAATCACTTGACGTGTGCGACAATTGCAACGAGCCAATTACGGCTGGGTCTGCAAAACCTTGCAAATGCCACACATGCCAAGTAAGGACTAACTAAGTGAGTAATCAAAGTCGCAAGCATAGAGGCTATGCAACTCAGCGCATTGTAGCAGAATACTTGCAAGGGCAAGGCTGGAAGCATGCGCTACCTGTTGGAGCTGGTAGAGATGGTTCAGACATTACCGGAATAGATGGCCTGGACATTGAAATTAAAGCTCGGACTAACCTGGACTTATCTGGGCTTATGCGCCAACTTCATGATCGCAAGGCAAACAAAGGGATGGGCGTGGGTGTTCTACGTCTTAATGGTCAGGGTGAGAAATCCGTTGAGCAATACGTTGCTGTTCTCACCTTGGCTGACTTAGTATATTTATTGCAGGCAAGTGGCTACTGAACCTAATCTAATACATCGTTGCAAAGGATGTGGACTATGGATATATGGAAAAAGAGATTACTGCGAGGAATGCAACACGCCCAAGGTTACGCACAAATAACAAATAGATTTGACACTATGAGTATGCTTAGCATGCCAGCAAGCCTGAAAGGCAGCTTGCACGGCAAGCCAGCATTCGCAAGAGCTATGTTTATTGCTGTATTAGCAATTGCACTACTGCCGCTGCAAACAATACAAACAAACGCTGCTGACAAACGCAGCTATCATATTATGAATGTTAAGTTATATGCTTATAATCAAATGGAATGGAAGCAGTTTGAATGCTATAACTGGCTTATATATCATGAAAGTAGATGGAACTATAAAGCTAGAAATGGTAGTCATTACGGATTAGGACAGATGCGCTCTAAGTGGTATGGCACACTAGATCCATATAAGCAAATAGATGCACACGTTAAATATCTTAATGCAAGGTATGATGGTTGTGCGTGTAAGGCATATCAGCATTGGAAGGATAAAGGATGGCATTAAAGCCATATAGAGCTACTTCCCATTGGAAGAAGATAAGGTTGAAGGTGCTTAATCGTGATGCATGGACTTGTAACTATTGTGGGGAATCTGCTAATGAAGTTGATCACGTATATCCCAAGTCCAAGGGCGGTGAAGATACGTTGGATAATCTGGTGGCTGCGTGTAGAAGGTGTAACATCAAAAAAAAGGATGCCGTTTTTTTAGGCTCAGCTTCTAC